GGCGTAGACATTGTGAGCGTAGTTCCGACCGCGTAGATACGTCCTGGCTGTAGATAAACGTCATAGCCAGAATCAAGCGCGGCTTGGATGCTGGCTGAGTCATCAATTAAACCGTCACCAATTGCCCCGTAATTTTCAGGAGTGACTGCGTTGGCGCTTTGAGTGGTCTTGATGTATTGGTTGTTGAAAAACCGATACCATTCACGCGACATCAGCTTGGTTCGCTCGTCTGTTAACGGAACCCGAGAAGCTGGAATTGTAGTAATGTTGTTTGTTACAGCCATTACGCATTAGTCCCACTAAGATGTAGTTCGGCACCCATGATTGCGATTTTGACCGGATCTGTGCCAGACACTTCGTAAACTCGATCCCGAAGTTTAAGAGTCATGCCAAGACGCCGCCAAAACACTCGGTGTTGATAAACACCGATTTTGCCCATTGGCGACCAGTGCTCATTTGACCAAGTGTGACCACCATCGTCGGACCAACGCAACATGGCTTCTGGGTCAAACCCAATTGTGTTTTCTTCACCCGAAACGCTGACCAAATAATTACCGCTCTCGGTTGTAATAAACAAACCAGATTCGGTAAGTATAAAAATTGGATCTGAACCAATGCTGTTGTTGATCCCAACGCCAGATTCACAATCAAGTTGCAAACTATGATGTGCCGTGCGGTTTAGGTTATTCTGCCCTGTAGGCAACGCCCTCCAAGAACGCAACCACTTTTGGGCGTTGCCGTTGTCAGCGTAAACGTCTAAGTCAAAGGCGTACAAATTGCCATTAGCGTAATCACCAACAACAACTTGGCTGTTATACGCCATTTGGCAGTTGCTGCGATGCCGCGTAAAGTTGCCGTTGTCAAAACCAGCCCGCTCATGCCACGCTTGTGTAGATACGTCGTACACCCAAGTGGCGTTGGCCGATGGGAACGTCAAAACGTAAAAAGAATGGCCTTCCTGCTGGTATGTATAGGCAATTGCATCGCTAATGTTGCCGTACTGAGCAATCGCGTACTCAATTGCGTGCGTGCTAATTCGTTGGCCTGAATAACCTTGCGAGCGGTAAACGATACCTTGTCCGCGAGCGTCAGCGCCCAACCAGAACAAACCGTTGTCTAGTTTGGCTACTGAGAATGTTGCAGCGCAACCAATCTCGTTATACGCACCTTGGATGCGTTGCAACGGAAAATCTGCGTTGCCAGCGTCGTAGTAAACCTCAACCGAGTTGGTCCCAAACAACCACGCTTCGCGGTGGTCAACGATCATGCTAACTAGATTATCTGGGCTACCTTCGGCGCTGGCAAAATCCAACGGTTCAATTGAAGTTCCATCAAGCAGGGTGGTTACCCAGACCTTTTGGCTGTTGGGTTCAATAAAAACAAAATACCCATCAAGATAGCCAACGGTCAAAGCGCCGGGGAAGTCTGGATCAGTGATCGGTCCAAACGCACCCGTGCTGTTGTTGTAGATGTAGCTTGGTCCACCGCAAGCAATAAACAACTGCGTGCCGTTGTCCACCATGCTAACCGGACCTGTACCAGAAACTGTACCAATAATGACAGGCGTACCAAACCCTGCCATTGAGTAAAGCGTGTTGCCGCTAACGATGTAAGCAATACCGCCATACGTCCATAGTCCCCGAACGGGACCTTGACCGGCAGTAGTCAGTAAACGTAGCCCAGGCGCTCGATTTAGAAACGCTGGTTCTTTACCGGCTTCAGGCACAATCTCAGGGAAGAGATTGACCATTCTGTTGTCGGCAGCATTGATGCTCCGAGCAACATACGCCGATCCCAGAATCGGCGTTTTCATTAATAGTTACCGGCGTAGACGTTAAACCGTTGGCGCGTTGCAACGATTGCGTAAGGCATTGACATCACATCGTCAGGATTGTTGATGCGCTTGAGGTTGCGCTTGCTGGTCATGGCAATTCGCATCACTTGCGGCGATGGTTCCACTCCAAACTCAGGCGCGATTTCCATCGCCAAGTTGTAGGTGAATGCCCGCAGGTATCCTGGCGGGAAAGCCAGCGTAGTCGCCAGCGTTGCCGGTTCGGACAACTCTTGAACGCTGACAAAATGGAATTCCAACAGGCGCGTGGGCCTTGGATAAATAAAGATGTCAATGTCGGGGTAGGTCATGTTTACGAACATGACCTGCGGATACGTAGACGTTACGGTCTTGACTGCAATCCCGTTGTACTGTTGCTGATTGATCAGCTTGATGCCGTAAGACACATTGGTCTGCGGGTCACGAAAATACGTTGCGTCGTCAACCAAAATGGGGCGAACCGCAGTACCGTTTAGACGTACCAAAGACCCTGACGGGCCGAGCGTTGCATTGATAGATCCAACCGGCCATTCAACAATTTGATCAATAGTTGAGAACACCGACAACCGCTCAGTGTTCCAACTGTCAATCATCTGATTCATTGCCATCAATGAATCTTGCGACACAGACGCCGAGGTGGTTTCACCTTCTGCCAGAACCCCCAACAAACGCAGGGCGCGGTTGATCTGATCGCCAGCCGAATATGTTGCCATCGTAAACCTCGAAAGGTGGGGCCGAAGCCCCGCCTGTTAAGTCAAGCAGTGAAGTACCGAAAAATTGATAACGACAGCTTCAGAATATGAAGTTGCGCTCAAATTACGCAATGCAATTACCGCAGATCCAGCAGTCATACTGCAAACATAAGTAGTGTAAGCCGCAGCGGTGCTACCAGTAGTAACGCTAGAGATATTTACAATGATTGTGTCGTTACTTGAGATCAAACTATTGGTCAGCGTAAATGTTGCTACTGCACCACCAGCCAATGCTGCGTTGTTCATTGTGATGCGACCAGCAGACTTGTTTAGGGTAACACCCGTAGACTTGTCTGTTAATTGCGTCACAGCACCTTGGGCTGCTGCGCTGTAGCCGATTTCAGTGGTAGCGTAAATTGTCGTGCCAACAATCGTCGATGGAATAACAGCGCCAATTGTGCCGCCATCAATATCTTGATCGCTATAAGCAACGCCAATTGATTTGGTATTACCCATTTTCTAATCCTTTGAAAAATAGGGGCCGAAGCCCCTATTAATTACAACAAAAATGCCGAGTAAGCAGCGTCACCAGTACGCACAAAACGGTATGTGTGTGCGCTAAAACGGCCCACAGTAACCGAGCCGAAGATCGTGATACCAGTGCCTGTTGTAACAGGAACGGTAGACGATGCGCCAGCGTTGTTGTTGTTGCAAATAGTCAACTCAAAAGATGAGCCAATTTTTGCGTTAGGAATTGCCACATCAAGCGACGCTGCTGTGGGCAGAGTTACGGTCAATGTAGCATCGCTACCTTTGTTGCATACAACCAAACCAAAAGACACTTGATCAGCGGTCAACGTAGTGTCGCCAGTCAAGGTTGCTGGGATAGTTTGTACGCCTAGAACTGCTTCATTCAGGTTGCCGGCACCAACTTGGTAACCGCCTGCGCCATTAGGTAAAGCCATGATAATTTCCTTAAATTAAATTAACCCCAGACGCGGCAAGCCATCTGCGGACGAATCGTGCTAAAGCCATACAGAACGTCAATACGGCAAGGCAGACGGTCGTTGTTAATATCGTACTGGCGCACGACACGCAACGAAATACCGTTATGCACTGCGCGAGCAGCCATATCGACCCCGGATGGCAGCAAGAGATCTGCCGTAGCGAACGAAATTGCATTTTTATGGTAAACAAGGTTTTGCGGATATTGAGTTGAGGCAGTACCAACAAACACCACGGCTTTGCTAGTTGCAGGCAAAGTCAATACGGTTGCCAGAGCGTTGCTTGCTGAGTAAATTGGAGCAACAGTGATGTTGCCAGCGCCAGCGCCGCTCAAAGTGACATCAGCAGTAGCCACAAACTGGAACAAAGAACCAGTTGACTCACGGGTCTGTGGGTTAACAGCAAAGCAGTCAGCCACGGTGAACACGTCACCAATCTTGACAGTTGCGCTAGCACCAGCGCCTGTGATGGCAATGGTGGTTGCGCCTTCTGCCGTAACCGCTGCCGAAGTCGTGCCGCCGGTTGCAGTGCGCGAACCCGTCGTGAACTGCTTGATCGACTGAGACATATTGATCTCGTCAAACCCAAGAACACCAGTACCCATCATGCCGTTCTTGAACTGCTTGCTGATGGTATCCGTTGGGTTAAACAGACCTTTCATGCCTTCAACCAGACCAGCGTTTGCAGCAGGGTTAACC